TCTCCTCGTGTGCGATCTTTATCAGGTACCTCAGCTTCTTTACCTTCCGCTCCCTGTCCGTCATTTTCTGCTCGCCTCCATGATCTTCAGGCTGATCTGGTTGCAGGTTTCCATGACACGGATCTTCCTGCCGGCGATCAGGATCGTGTGATCATAGTAGCCGCAGATGTGGTTCAGGTTCAGCACGATGGCCCCACGCGGGACGAAGTCCATCATGTGGCCCTCATCGTCCACATCACAGGCGGCTCCCTGGAACTCGACAAACACAGCGATCGGTGATACCTTGCTATAAGTGATCGGTGCCTCCGGGATCGGTTGCTTCTTATTGAACATTCTGTTCGCTCCTTTCATTTGTCCACCAGGTCAACACGCTCATTCGCCGGAAGCCAGACTTTCTTCTCATCGTCGTACAGGCTCACGCAATCGTATCCGGCAGTCCGTTTCCCATCCTTTACGTAATAAACCTTATCGCCGCCTTTTTTCCGCCAGACTTCATCACTGTCCGGCAGTGTAAAGAAATCGGCCATGCCCAGGTTACAAACTAATCTTGATCTGCTCATTACATCCTCCTTACTAAGTGGAACCAAAGGAACCAAGGAACCGAAATTCTATATATAATGAATTTAATAATACTTTTTTATATGTTTATTGGTTCCCTTGGTTCCACTTTCCCTTATAAGTGTTGAAATATAAAGGTTTTATAGTGGAACCGAAGGTGGAACCGACGTGGGACCGACGGCACCGAAATCACCTCCAGGAAGGGAAAAACGGGTTCGTTTTCTTGAATCCCTTTTGTCTTCCCCAGGTCGTGGATATCTTTCCGTCCATCTTCACCCATCCGGGAACGTTCATGATGATCTGTGTAATTGCGATCGAGTCGCTGCGCGCCGGTTTGCTTTCAGCAGGTTCTCCCAGCGCGTTGTGCCACAGTTCAATCACGCTGACCGTGCTGTTCGGCGCCTTCTTCCGATCTTCCAGATACTGTTCAATCGCGCCGATCCGCCAGTCGTCCTCCATAGCCGCTTCCTGGGCGGCCCGGATCTGTTCCAGCACTTCCTTCTTGGCGAATGGCTGCAGATCGCCTTCCCGGAATCTACACACAGCCTCCGCCCATGCCTGGTTGATATAATCCCTGACTTCCGTCTCATGGTCCAGCAGCTTGTATCCGTCACTCTTGCAGAGCACAGGGTAGAAACGCCGATTGCCAGTTTTGTCCGTCAGGAACTGCGGGTTGTTTGTCGTGCCGATGAATACGCACCTCCGCGGAATCGTCTGCACGTTCTTCTGGTATGGAGGCCGGTAGCTGTCTTTCTGACTCGTGATGTATGCCTTTACAGCCTCCGCCTCCTTCACCCGTGTCATGGCCATCAGCTCAGAAACCTCGCCGATCCACACGCCGCGGATAGCCTCTATGCCTTCCTTGCCGGCGATCGTCTTGATCTCCTGATAGAACTGATCCTCAATGTTCAGCCATCGGACGATGGTGCTCTTTCCGGCGCCCTGGCCTCCGATCAGGACGATCATATCGTCGAACTTGCACCCGGGATGATAGGCCCGGTGGATGCCGCCGGCAAAGATCAGCCTGGAACACTCCCGGATATAATCCGTGTCATCCGCTTTCATTACATCGTGGAGGAAGTGTTCCACCCGCGGTCTCCCGTCCCATTGCAGGTTGTCCAGGATCGCCAGCAGAGGGTTCACCTTGTGGCTGCTGAAGTAGATCAGAAGAGCGTCCTGAAGTTTATTCTGGCTATACATGGAGTATGTCTGTTCAAAGTATGCACGCATACGGCTCTCTTCTGTGTCCGTCCATTCCTGCCACATGTGCGTTCGAGGATTCTTAAACTCAGGCTTTCCGGTCATCTCGTTGAGTCTCAGCCGGTCGCCGTAATGGTTGGTGATCAGCCGGTGAAAATTGTCGATCGTTGGCTTTACCTGGAGGCCGGCGGCCTTGACTTCCTCCGTGATTAGGCTGACTTCGCTCTTCGCCACTTCCTCCGCCATGCGGCCACCTCCTCCCGGAAATTGTCGATCTTTTCGATTCTGTACTCGTCGAATTGCGAGATTTCGCTCCACATGTGCAGGAAGTCGAAGTCAGCGGCCGTCAGCTTGTCCATCTGTCCGGTCTGCTTCATCATTTCGATCTCTTTCACCCTGGCCAGGTTCATGCGGATGTCGCACTCGATCTTCTGTTTCAGCGCGTCGCAATAGGAGTTGATGGCTTCCACATAGCTGTCAAGCCACTCCTGCTTCTTACGGTCGAGCTCCGCCCTGAAGGCATCCTCCCGCGGATCCGCCAGGTCCATGTGCAGGGCCTTGTCGATCGCGATCACAGCCGTCCGGAAATCGCATCCTTCGTGCTCCATCACAAAATCCACAACGCTCCCGCCTTTTCCGCAGCCGAAGCAATGCCAGCCGCCGGCGCCTGGGTATACCTTCAGGCTGGCATCCTTGTCGCCGTGGAACGGGCAGACCATGAACCCGTGCTTCGTTTTGTACCCGTACAGGGAAAGGATCTGTTCCATTGTCACACTGTCCCGGATCACCTGGGCCGCGCTCTTTGGATCCATTTACAGATCACTCCTCCCGATGTAGTCCGGGATTTTCGGGACCTTGCCGTTCCTGTACAGATCATCGAAGACGCTGATCATGGCGTCGGCCAGGTGGAAGGCCAGCGGGTTCTCTTTCCAGTTGTACTTCTCCGCGAACGTGCCAAGCTCGCTTGTGAGAAGGATCAGGTCTTCCTTGCTCAGCTGCTTCCATCTGTACTTGTTGTATATCTCGTAGATCTCTCCGAAGATCTTCTCGTCCTGTTCTGGCATTATGTTTTCCTCCCCGTCAGGTAATCAATCAGTTGTTTCCCTGTTTCCCGCGGGTGGCAGAACCGGAAGCGGACGTCGTATTCTTCCTGCATGGTGATCATGGCCTTCCGGAGAATGTCCGGCTTGAATTTGTGCATCGGGAGGCCGTCCCAGCCGATGGGAGAGCGCCAGTTGTCAAGACGCCCTCCCGGCAGCTGTTCCTCCGTCAGCACGATCAGCACGATCCCGCACTTCTGAGCGCGGATACATTCATCCCGGAACCGGTCATGCTCCTGGAAGATGCACATGGCGAGCTCCGGCACGCCGTACTTCGTATCGACGGAGATGTCGCCCTTGCCGGCGATCTGATAGTCTCCCACGTTCAGGGCTTGCCGGATAATCTCGATGCCATGCTTCTCGCAATACTTCCGTACGTTTTCATGCTTTCCGATCTGCTGGCGGGTGTCTTCATAAAGCACCATCGCCGTCACCTCAGAATGGCAGCTCGTCTGTCTCCACGGCGGTGAAGCCGCTCTGCGCGTCCACGCCGGTCTGTACCTGGCCGCTTGGCTTCTTCGGCTTCATGGTTTCAACGATGCCCTTCCGGACGTCATCCGCCACTTCCAGGCGTCCGATCTGTGTATATGGATTGCCGTTGTAGGATCCTTCCCGGACATTGATGCCGACGGTCTTGCCCTTCAGCTTCATCTCGTCCCAGTCCCACTTGTATCCGGGGTTGCTCTGCTCGATGCAATAGATTGCGTTGTTGAAGGCCCGGACGTCCCACTCCGGGTGGTCGCGGTTCGTGTTGTCCGGGTTCGGGACCTGGATCCGCAGATCGCCCTTGTACTTCGCCTGGAACTGCTGCTGATAGCCGGCGTTCTGGCTGTCATTCTCGTAGCGCTTGGTGTAGTAGCCGGCATACTCGCCCTCGATAATGTCCAGGCGGAGGACAAGCTGCTGATCCGGTTCCTGTCCATCAAGTTTCACATTCTTAATTCCGGCCACATAGGTGCCCGCCGGCAGCATGGGATACTTCTTTCCGCTCGCTTCGCTCTTGAATCCTTCGTACTGTTTCATAATTACTTTTCCTCCGTTTTCTTAGTTTTTGTGATAGGTTCCATTCCGTAATATTCACGGATGGTTTTATCCACCAGGGCAAGGTCGTTTGGGATCTTGTCCGGGAACATCTCCTCAGGGCTCTTTACGGTGTCGTATCCGGTGCTTTGCGTCCGGAACCAGTGGCCCTCCGCGTCAATCTCCGTCCGCAGGACGACGTCGAACAGTCCCTCGACCGTCAGTTTCTCGTCCAGCATCCGGCCGATCGTCTTCGCCTTCACTTTGCCATTGCTGTCTGTTTCCGTATGGTGCAGGAAGTAGACGATCACGTCCTCCGGCGCCTTGTTGATCACAAAATGGATCAGGTTCCGGAAATTCAGCGCCATGTCCGTGAACTTCTGGTATCCGGTTTCGCTGGCGCGGTCAAAGAACTCATTCACCAGCAGATACTGGCTGTCGTCGATGACATATTGCTTCAGCTTCGGGTCAGCCAGCGCTTTCATAATGTCAAAATACGTCGCGTTCTGTTTGCAGCGGAACTGCTTCCGGAACGGGAGCCGGGGCTTTTCCACCAGGAAGATGCCGACCTCGTCCGGGTTCATGTTTTTGATGGCGAACGTCTTGCCGCTGCCGCTTTCGCCAAGGATCAGAACAGGGATGCCCATTATTTGATCACCACACTTTCCGTCGTCTCCAGCGATGCGCCGGGAATCTCATATCCGTCTTTCAGCGCCTTCTTAACTTCATCTTTCCGCAGTTCCGGCTCCGGGAACTTCAAGAACCGCTCCGGATCTTCCAGTGTCTGCAGGAAGCTGATCAGCTTCTTCTCATCCGCTACGGCCACCCGCTGGCTGTGTGTCTGGTACACGTTGCACCGCGGCGTCTTCAGCTTCTCGCCATCCAGGGCGATCAGCAGCCACATTTTCAGCCCGGTGATCTTGTTGTCCAGGGCACGTTTCCGGGCCGTCAGCTTGTCGGCCTCCGCCTTCACGGCCTCCGCCTCCGCGTTCAGGTCCTTAATCCACAGGGCCACGCCATCTAGCTTCCGATCGCGCTCCATCTGCAGCGCGGTCAGCTTCCCGGAGTCCAGGATCTCGCCGGTTTCCATATCGACGCAGTCCAGGATTTCCTGGTCGATGTCATACAGTGCTCGCATTGTTTTCTCC